CCAAACTCGTTGTTAGGTCCAACTATATCTATTATTTTATAGTACTTAGTTCTGCTACCGGTTATAGTTTGAAACTTTAAACTACACTCTGAAGCTCTAGAAATTACGTTAGCAGCAGATTCTACATCAAACGTTGAGTTAAATTCATTTGCTCTAACCGTAACAAAATTACCATCTGACACAGGAAATCCTTGACCAGTAGTTCCAAAGAAAGCGTTTAAAGTAGTATCGAAAGTTCCGTTAGTTAAAGTTCCTTGTGTATCTCTATCTAACTTTATATCTTGTGGAGCTTCGTTTTCTATAGCTAGTATTTTATATCTAGCGGGCTCTGTTACAGGTATAGGGCTGTCGTGACCTTTTTTTAATTCTAAAAAAGTTTCTTCGTCTACTTTATTTCTATCAGATGATGCAAATGAAATCCATATATTACCATCTTCAGCGTTATACCAGCGATCCATTGCCATGTTGTAGTACTCGTTAGAAGTTTCTTTTATAAAAAACTTAAACGACTTAGCCCAAGCTGGAGCATTATTTTTAATAGAAGAAACAAAAGAAGTAGAGTCGTTACAAAACTCTTTAGCTATGGATATTGATCCACCTTCTTTGTCCGCGAGGACAGGTGTTTCTCTACCAAACTCATCTTTATAAACAACACCTAGCTGATAAGTTCTTTGGCTTTTTATAGACTTAGTAGGTGTTTCTATTTGAGTTCCTAAATCTGCATAGCTAGATACGTTTAAACTTAACCCAAGCTCAGGCGTTACTATGTTATTGCTAATATCTACAACATTGTAGTTTTGTATGTAGTTACCATATATTAATCTATTAGCAGAAACTTCTTGAGCTAGCGCTTTTCTTGGAACATTATCCCAAGGTCTTAGCAATTGATTGGCAGGAACTACAGCGTGTATTAACTCTGACTCTATTTTTAAACTACCTCTAAATGGTAGCCCATTGTTAACTGCACTTCCTGCGCTAACACTATAACCAGCTAAGCCCAGCTCTAAAGGCCAAAGAGGTTGTCCGTCAGACTGCTTTATTGTCTTTACTGTATATACAGTTGTAGACTTGTCTTCTTTGTATAATACGTCTATTTCAGTTATATCTTTAGGTCTTTCACTAGGGTGTGGAGCATAGTTTTCTACTCTAAGACTTCTAAGTCTATTAACCATACCTAAGTTGTAACCTTCTTTAGGATAATGATCAAACGGACCTGGTAAAAATGCTATCTCAGAAAATGGAGCAAACGGCGAATATTGACCGTCTACATATTTATATCTATAAGAAAATCTTGGAAACTTAAATTCAAACAAAGAATTGCTTTGCTCTAGTATAACAAAGAAGCTAGCAGAGTTACCTAAGTCAGGGTTTATAGTTGTTATTTGTATAGTGTAAATGCTTGCGTCATTAGGATCTACAGATAATACTTGAGCTCTAATATCAAAGTCTGTAAAAGAAAGAGGGTTTTGAGAAGTATCCGAAGTTATTAATATAAAGTCTCCTGCTTCAAATGAAACTTCTTCTTGTAAAACTAATTCTATAGTAGCTCCAGTTCCAACCACGCTGGTAGGAAACTGCGTTGAACCTTCTCCAAATGGCCCAATTAATTGTATAAAAGGATTGTTTAAAGTAACACTTCCACCATCTGGACCTCCAGGAGTTTCAGTAATACTTGCTGGATTATATGGTGAATCAACTCTTAGACTTCTATTATCAGAGCTTGCTGACATCCTTAAAGTAGGTGGAGCTAAAGGACTTTTTCTTATTGTAGTATTGTTTTCTAGCTCAGAGTATACTGGAACGTCAGAGTCTAAAATACTAAAGTTTGTAACTACCTCAAACCCGTCGTTAACAAAGCTACCATCTTTTCTTCTGCTAACAAGTCTTGTGTGGTACTCTCCAGAGTTATTAGCACCAATATTTAAAGCGTCGTTGTCAGATCCCGTACCTAATATAGATCTTTTTATGTTTACGGTCTTAGGCTCATTAACATTGTCCGTATACATTAATAAGTCTTCAACTATGTTTATAGCTGTTATATCTGTGTTTCTATTAAAGCCTAAAACAGATCTTGATGTAAATGTTATTGGCCCTGCTGCAGCTGCGAAAGATTCGTTATCGTGAAGCAAGCTATTTCCTTCGCCAATATCTACAGCTTGAACTTCAATGCCTGAAGAGCTCATTCCTTTTCTTATGCCAAACGAGCTAGAAACTTTTGCTTGAGGAAGTCCAAGTCCTTCAAGTAATCCAAAGCTAATTAAATTTGTTGTGACCCTGTAAATATCTACAAAAACAAACGTAAAATTGTTTTCGTCTATATTGTATTTTATTATATAGTTTTTTTGCAAGACATTTCCATCTGCGTGCTCAAACTCATTTCCTGCTACTAGATAGTATATGCAGTTAACTTCGTTGTCGACTATTGACCCTACGCAATATCCACCTTCAGATATAATATTTACGGAAACCTCTGTGTTACCAAGAATATTTTCCAAAGAACCTACATTACTACCATCAGAAGTAGAAACCTGTACGTTTAATGCATCTCTATATTGACCCGCAGGAACAAGACGCTCATCAAGATCTTTGTTCATCTTGCCCTTAGCAAAATTTCTATTAAATTCTGGCATATTTTATTTTATCCATTTAGACTTACCTCTCATAATTTGAGTAAGTTCTTGAGTTTTGTAATTTGATAATCTAAGCTTTGCTTTTCTTAGCTCAGCGAATCTTTCTTTCTTTAGCATTTGAATTGTAGCTGGACTATAGTTTGATCCTGTAGATACTATGCTGTAAGAAACGCATTTGTAAAAAGCTTCTTCAGCTAGCTTAGGTACTAGCGCATCTCCATCATCAGCTAAGCCGTCTGTTATGTAATCAATAACTATTGTTTTACCAACTAGACCTGGGCTAAAGTATATGTGACCGTTAGCATAGTCAAAGTAATAACTACCATTTGTTTGAGCATGCTCTGGTTCTATTCCAAATCTTTGCCCTAAAGCAAATTCAGCGTGCCCGTCATTGTAGTTAAAGTCAGCAACTTGATCTTCGTTGCTAGAAGTATTTTGAAAGTTTTTTGTAGTAACAGAGTCTTCTTGAATTAAACCTGTAACAACTACATCTCCTACGGCTGGATCGTTAACAGTTTCCCACCACTCGTCTGTATCTCTTTCAGTAGCTTTTTCGTTTTGTTTTACTTGAGGCCTAAAAGTATTTTGAGTATCTCTAGCTGGATATAAAGGATGCTTTATACCAGATCCGTCTACGCAAAAAATATCTGTATGATTAACAAAATCGTGCGGCATTGGTATATACATCCTGTTGTCAAGATCAAACTCCCAAGTCTTTTTAGATCGTAAAACATCGTAGTTCATTTCTTGTAAAGCTCTACGGCCAAAAAAGAAAACATCTTGCCTGTTAGCTTTTGATATTATTTTGTTTTCACCTACGTATATCATTAAAAACGTACTTACTAAAGCGTCTAAAGTTTGGTATTGATAAGAACCGTGATTAGAAGAAATATTATAGTAATTGCTTATTGTTGAGTCGCTATATTGTCCCATTATGATTTTTCATTATTGCTTTGCTCTGCCACTTCAGCTTTAGCTAAAGAAGCAAGACCAGGCTTATTAATAGTTATACCACTTAACATAAGTATTCTATATACTAAATTAGTTTCTTCAGATGGATGCAAATCAAAATTTGAAGCTCCGTTGGCATTATATAAGGCTTTTTCGTTTACTACAACGTAGTCCCAGTTAACCTTGTTAGGCACTCGTATGTACCCTATTGATATAGTGCCTGTAAATTGTTGACTAGAATTAATATAAACCTTTATTAGATTTACATTGTCATCAGTGAACGCTGGTCCTCCTGCGCTATCGTTAAACATACGAACATATATAGGTGAGTTGTCGTGCGCTTGCGCGGCATAGACTGCTCTAGCTTGATTTTTAAAATCTTTAAAAGTAACTTGCTGGGCCGTAGGACTAAGAACATCCGTGCCAGCACTAACTCTAGTTAGCCTATACATAAGACTACTGTTTGGCAATACGTGCCCGTTAGTCTTTGCTTCAGTAAAGTTTATTGTATCTGAATCAACTAAAAACCTAGATATTTTATCTTGAATGTAGTCAACAGAGTCTGAGTAACTCGAATCGTTACCAGGGTTTCTAAGATATTGATTTAAGTGGTGAAAATACTCTTCGAATATTTCCATCTGCGATTGATTCGCTAGAAGGTTAAACTCTTGCGGAGTTATATAACCTCTTTGTTCTTTATTTGCTAACGCCAGTACACGTTGGTATACTGTATCTACACTTACCATATAATTATCTTTTATAGTTAAGTAGCCACCCTATAAAGAGTGGCTACTCTCCTATAAAGTAATTACATACTTAGTTGCTTTTCTATGTTAGAGTATATATCCATACCTTCGTCTGTTTTAAACCAAGCGGCTAAAGCAGAATATGGGTGCTCGTCAAAAGGAACTGTCATGATTTTTCTATCATTTGATCCCCACATAAAGTATCGTTGATCTTTAGATAATTTTAGTATTCCAGCCTCAACAGCTTTAATACCAAAGTTTCTAAGCTCTACGTTTTCATCTTGAACAAGCTCTAAGAATAAAAGAGGGTTTCTCTTTGCAAACACTAGACAATCTCGCTTAAGCTCCTTAGAACTCATGTCTGATACCTTAGATCCTAACTCTACCCTCATTATAGCTTCCATCTTATCTATATCTAAAGTTCTAGCTAATACTAGCGCGTCAGCTTCTAGCTCTAAGTAATCTAATTCTTCAGCAGCTCTTACTTGAGGCTTGTGTTCGCTGTAGAGCTTGTCTCTCATTGGATGATACAAAGATAATAGCTTTTGCAGAGTTACTTTCTCTCTTGGAACAAACAAAGCTCCATTTCTAAACATAATATGAGCCAGCCTTTGGTCGCCTTGCATTTCATCAACAAATGAAGTTCTTTGATTTTCACAATACTTTAACTCTCTTTCGTAACCTTTGTTTTCGTCAAAGTAATATATACCTGAAGACTTCATCGAATAAGACAAAGCGCTTCTATTTTGATTTAAGTAATAAATCCTATCTTTAACTTCCCAAGAAGGTTTTATAGGTTCAACTTTTTTAGGTTTTGGTGTTTCAACAACCGGTGTTTCAACAACAGGTGCCTCCACCTCTTTTTGTGTTTGTTTTTTTGCCATGATATAATATAATAAAAAATTAAAAAAAAGATCGGGGCCGAAGCCCCGACCTAATAATTATGCTTACTTCATTAACATGAAGTTGTTAGCACCTTGAGTAACCAAACATCTTTCAGATAAATAGTTTACTTGCATTGCATCTAGATCAGATGTGATGTTTCCACCAACAGATCCAGTGATCCAAGTTTTCATTTTTCTATCGTCCATTTGAGAAGCTCTATAACGTACGTGTAAGAACGGACGCTTTAAGTTTCTACCTAACGTTTGATCGTATACAGTTGATACACCAGCTGGTATTACAACACCACGGATACCAAATCCTACAGCTCTATCGTTGATAGATCCACGAGTAGCTTTATCGTTTAAGTATCTCATGTCAGACTTATAGAAGTCGTAAGATCCTCTACGGAATCCAGAGAAACCTAAGTTAAGCGCCATGTCTTCGTCATTGTTGAATACTCCGTAAGAAGTACCACCAGCACCGTAAGAATTCATAGAAGCTAACATGTCATCAATTGCTAGAGACGTAGCTCTGTTTACAAACATCATGTTTTCTTCAATAGCACCTTGCTTATCAAACTCTGCTAAGATAGCGTCAAACTCAGCTAAATCAGTAGCAGCGTTAACACCAGTAACACCAGTAGTAATATTACCACGGTTTTCAATAGCAGCGAATAAACCTTCAGTACCGAAGCTATCGCCTGATGCAGATAAAAACTCGTCAAGATCAGAGTCAGCAGTACCAGTTGCAGCAGCTGCTCCTGGAACACCTTTAACAGCTTCTAGCATAGTCATCTCTAAGTAGTCAGTGAAACGAGAGCGAGTATCGCCTTCAGCTTTCAAGTACCATAAGTAACCATTCTGTCCGTCTTCACCAGCTATTTCTACCCAACCAATTTGAGACACATCAGATCCGTTGATCTCATAGTAGTCTTTCATTATGATTGGCTTGTTGCTGAATGATTTGTGCTGTGGCTTAACAGACTTAGCACCCTCTGCAGCTGATCCTTGACCTACTGCTCCTTTACCAAATTCAGAACCAACAACTAATACTGTGCATGCTACTGTTCCTGTTGAGAACGAAGCTGAGTCATCAATTTCGTCATGCTCGTAAGGCTTAACAGTAACTACATCAGCTGTACCAACTAAAGCGTCTGTACATAAACATTTGATCACACCTTCAGAAGTAGCTACTACAACTTGGTCGTTTAATCTAATACCGTGAGTAGTAGTTAAAGCGTTTCCGTCAATATCTTTTTGGATAGTTAATTCACCAGTCGCAGTGTTAATTGTACCCGTGTAAGATAAGTGAAGTCTACCTTGCTCTGTCCAAATTACTTGATCAGAAGTCATAGACTCTTCAGCACCTACTTGAGATAAGAAACCTGCAATAGTTCTCGGTCCGAAAACTTCAGCTTCAGCCTCAATTAGGTCTGGTAAATATTGCTGTGCCCAGTCATTACCTGCACCGCTTGTAAAATCGATGTAGTTCGAAGATAACGTAGCTCTCACTGGAGCAGCTACACTATTCAGACCTCCACCGGGATTTGAAATTGCCATAATAAATATGTTTTTAAGTTATGGAAGAAAACTATTTCCTTCCTTTTTTTATTCTAACTTTAAAATCTGAAGAAGAATCGCCGCTCAATACCCTGTACTTAGTTCCACCAACTATAACTTCTTTGTTTGTTTGCCTAGGATCCATGTTAATGTTCTTAGACTTTTCAACAGAAGTTTTTAAAGCGTCAGCTTTACCTTGTTCATAGAAGTGATTAGCTATAGCATCAGCGTTCATAGCGGTATATAAACCTTTATGATAACCCGCTGCATCTTCTATTGATCCTTCTTTATTCAAAAACTTTTTGATAAAGTTACCAATATCGCTCTGGGTTTCTTTAACGCCATCAACGTCTTTAACATTAAACCTGTATTTCTTTTCCCCAACATTATATTCAAAACCTTTGAATTTTTCAGAAAATAATTTTTCAGTTTTACTATTAAACACGCTTTGAATCTTTTCGTTTTTTTGCTTGCTTACTTCAGACTCTTTGTTATATCGATTAAAAAAGTCCATAGCTTTCTTCGCCTCTGGCGGAAGCTTTGAACCAGCTTTAATCTCCTCGTAATATTTAGACTTTTGCCCGTCTAAGTAGGCTTTAGCCTCGGCAACTTGCTCTTTTAAGGCTATTTTTTTTCTTCTAATATCTTTTTCATCATCTAATTCTTCATCAAAAGAAAAGCTTTCATCCATTAAAAACTTTCTTTCTTCAGCGTCAAGATGAGGTTTTTTAACTTTGTAGTACTCTTCTAAGGCTGTTAGATTGTCCATCTCGCTGTAATCTTGATTTAGCTTAACGTAATCCTCAACTGTGCCACCTGTTTCTTTCATAAACTCTACTAGCTTTTCTACGTTGTCTGGTAGACTTAGCTCTGGCACTTCTTCAATTGCAACCTCTTCAACTTGCTCTTGTTCTTCTTCTTCAGTAACTTCTTCTAGTACTGGCTGCTCTTGTGTTTCGTTTTCCGCCTGTACTTCTTCTTGTTCCGGTGCGGAGTCGGTAGCTTCATCGCCTCCAGCCACTCCTGCCTCGTCAACTCCACTTTCTTCAACATCTTCTTTTTTGTTTAAGTCCACCTTATGAACTGTTTCTTCTGGTTTCTTTTTCAAGCTTACCTTAGTTACGTTTTCTTCTTGTACTTCTTTTGTTTCTTCCATAATATAAAATATAATAATTAAAACTGATTCATATTCAAGCCAGTCCCTAATTCATCATTACCTGCTGACTCAAACTTTTTACTCGCTGCTTGTTTTTGCTTTTTATCTTCAACCATACCCTTGCCTTCTGCCTCTAACGCTCTTAGTTTCATATTGTACTGAAACTCTGCTTCCATTAAGTCTTTCTTTATTTGAGCTTCTTGCTGTAGCGTCTTTGCTCTAAATTCTGCTTTAGCTTGCTCTAACTGTATTTGCGACTGAGTTAATGCTTGTTGCTTTTGTGTTTCAGCCTGTGCTTGAGCTTGTGCAGTTTGTTGTTGAGCTTGTTGTTGTGCTTGAATATTTTGTTGCTGCATCGCTTGGTCTTCTTTTACTTTTTTCTTTTCTTTTATTTTAAGAAGTTCGTTAGCAAGCTTTACATTTTTAGTATTCCTTATGTCAATAGCGTCTGATAACTTTATTATCTTTTGAGCTAAAGCCATTTGAATATTGTTTTCTAGTAGTTGTCTTTCTTCTTCGTCAGGAGCTAGTTCAATGAATATACCAAAGTCATACAGATGTAGCTCTGACATTTCTTCTAATGTAGCCACGTTGTGAACACCGATCTGTTGTAGAAAAGCATCTCTTGTTGGCGAGTACTCTAGTACATCAGATATTCTTAGTGATAATTGTTCTGCTATATCAGCAGTTAAAAACAAACCAGCTTGTAGTATATGTCTTGTCGCGGTGTTACTATTAGCTGCTGCTAGTTTTTGAACACCTACCAAAGCGTTTCTATCAGGCGTGCTACCATCTCTAGCTTCGTTCAAACCGGTTACGTCACGGATCATCTGCATGTAGTAGTTGTAGTTTGCAATAAGAGTTTGCATCTTACCACCAGCACCTTTACCGTTTGATATTTCTTGTATAGGTACCTTACCTGGGTTTGGATCACCATCTGCAGTATATGATCTACCAATAACAGAACCTGTTTGGAAGAACATGTTTAAAGCTTCCTGAGGATTATAGTTTGTACCATTGCCCAAATCTATTTCAGCCAAACCATCAGCGTCTAAGTATACGCCATCAGGAACCATACGAGCCATAACTTGTTGTAGCTTCAAATGTGTAAGCTGTATCATATCAGCAAAGCCGGTAATACGACTTACTATGCTTTCTATTCTACCTTGGTACATACGCGGAGCAACAATACTATAGTTCATTTTAACTTTAGTCATGTCACTTTTAGATCGCATCATGTTCTCTGCCATCTCCCACTTAAGTAGTTTGTCAGAGCCAATTATTGTAGCTCCTTCATACAATACTTCAACCTGTCTTGATAGCTTAGCAAAGCCACCTTGCATATCTGTAGGTGGATCAAACTGATCGTCTTTTTCTATAGCTTTTTCTCCGCCACTACCAGTTTCTTTAAGCTTGTAAACTTCGTTCATGTAAGTCTTCCAGTTAAAGTATAAAACCTCAACTTGGTTTATATCTTGATCTCTTCTACCTTTATTGTATTCGTAAGTTCTACTATTGTTGTATTGTTGTATTTCTTCTAAATCTTCGTTTGATAAATGAGGAAACTCTTTTACAAGCTCATTTATAGGTACTGTTTTAACTTCTCCAATATAATAGACATCGTCAAAATAAGGAGACTCTGTGTAAGAATGTACCATCCTATCAGGATCAACGTACTCTACTTTAACACCTTCAGATGTACTAAACGTTGTTTTTACAGAGGCCATACCTAAAACAGCTAGATCATAATAAAGTCTTTTTCTAGTTAGTTCGTAGTTATTTCCTTGTAGTAATACACTTATAGCTTGCTCTTCTGCTAACTCAGTAGCTTGCTTATATGTAAGTTGCATGTGAAGTTCTAGCTCTTGCTCTGTCTCTGGTAAAGTTTCAGGATCGTTTTCTGCTAGATCCATATTGAGTTGAGCTTTAGCCACGGCGTCAAACTCTTTCATTTTCATGTCTCTAAGTACACTCTCCATATACTCAGTTCTTTTTGCCACGCCGTATGGATCTTGAGAAAATACTTTTATGTCGTAGTTTCTTTCTGTCATACCGTTAACTACAATGTCTACAAACTTAGGTATAACAGGAACTGGTTTCCAGTCTAAGTTTAAGTAGCTCAAGTCACCATTTATAGAAAGCTCGTTTTTATATTTTTGCACAGACTGCTCGCCTCTAGCGTAAAGTCTTAGGTTATGAAAGTTGTTTTTATTGCTGTAAAATCTTCCGTTACCTCTTATGTTTCCGTCTTCGTTTCTATCAAACCATTCACCTTCAATAGCAAGCGCAACTTTTAAACCATAATCGTAGCTTATTTTTTCTACATCAGGTACTACCTGACTTGGAAAATTGTTTGTGTTTCTGTAAGCCATATTTAATTTTTAATTATTTTAGAGGTTACACCATCGTTACTATATTTAGATAGCGAAAAGTTTAGTGGTTTTTTTTCTTTTACGTTAACAGGTCTATACAAATGCCTATTGCAAGCCATTATTGCTAATCCAGAACTTATAGCAGCATCAAACTTAGTTCTTTTGTTTATATCAAACTTAGCCCAGTCGTTTAACGTTTCGTTAAAATACATTGTGCCAAAGCTACCATCACTCATCAAGCCAACGTGATCGTTGATGTACATCTCAATAGCGGCAGCGTGAGCTTGCTTAATGTCTTCACTAGAGTTTGGAATACCACCAACTTCTTTTTCAGCCACAGAAAGCTTGTTCCAAATTTTGTCTGGCCTATTCATGCTAAATCCTCTATAGCCTCTTCGCTTGAGATGATAAAGTAATCTTGGTTTATTGTTCTCTGCTAATAACGGCATGCCATAAAAAACCAATGCCATTAGTATGTCTTCAAAAAATATTTCAGCGGTTTGTGGTCTTGCAATATATTCTAAAAAAAATGTATTAGCAGGAGCAGACTCCATGCTAAATTTAGTTAATCCATGAAGAGATCCGTTGGATCCTCTACCATCCACTGTACCACTAATATCATAGCTATCGCAGCCAAAGGCGCCCATGTGTTCATTACCTGGATACTTAACTCCATTTTTTATTATTACATTGTTTTGTAAATTAAAATCTGGAACCCAACTAAGCTTAAATCTACCGTTAGGATCTGGATTAAAAGTTACTACTGTATCTTTAACTCCATTGGCCCATTGAAAGTTTCCTGTGTTCAACACAGCAGAGCTACCTAAGCCATCATTATAATCTATTTGTTCGTACAATTTAACTAAGTTAAATATACTATTTTTTGTTTCATCTCTAAATGCATGCTCTTCAGTTCTTGGAAACTGACGATAAAATTCGTTCAAAGCATCTTGATCTCCTTTCAAACCTTCAACCTCATTTTCCCAATGCGAGACGACACCTACGTCTATTAGTTCGCCCTGTGGCCCTCGTACATCATGACTTGGGCTATCAAAAACAGGTTGTCCGTATTCGTCAATAAATCCTTCAAAGTTCCATTCCATTGGGATAAACAAAGAATATAAACCAGACTTTGTTTGTCCATTACGGTTTCTGCTTGTAGCATCTGAATCATTGTAAAGCTTTTTAAAATTATCACCACCTTTGTCTAACGAATTAGACGTTGACCCCATCATGCATTTACCAACTATACGAGCACCTAGCCTTAAACAAGTTTTAGTTACTCTCCAGTTGTTTAGAATATTATCAGGCCTTTCCCACTTACCACTTTCATCGTGTACTAGTAGATTAAGCTTTTCTCCATCATAGCTGTTATCGCCTGTGTTTTTCCAATCAATAGTAGTATCAAGTCCAACCAGCTCTTCCTGCTTTTCGTTTGCAGTAATTTTTTTACGCGTAAACTTACTTGCAGGAACCCTATAAGCAAGTTCACTCTTAGGTCTGTCCATACCGTCTTGTATCGGTTTAAAGAAAAACGGATAGTTGACAGATATTGGTACAACTTTATCGGTAAACATTTTTTTAGCATCAGCACCACTTTTTGATAGTATTCCATATCTAGCATCACTCGATATAGTAGCTAAGTTAACAGTCTCAGCCGAGCTCATAAAAGAAAAACCACTACGCCTATTCTTTAGATAACACATGCCATAACACCTGCTGTCAGCTTTGCAAGCTTCCCAGAATATAAAGAACAGTCTGTTAGCCTCGCGAAAGTCTGGAGCTCCAACGTCTATTTTTGACCATTGAAGATACATATAGTGGCTACCTGTTATATATGTAGATACACCGTTATTACTAAACCAAAAGCCTTGTTCACGATTTTTAAATTCATCATCAATAAAATCGTACCACTTTTCTTTTGATTCTTCAGGGTAGCTTCTCCAGTCAAATATACTTTTTAATTTACCTAACTCTTTAGGGTACTCAAGCCTTTTCCACTTGTTTAATTCATTGGAGTGCACTTGCACTGGTTCCAACGGCAAAGCAACTTGCAACCCTTGTATCTCAATGATCTCACCGATTTTACCAGTTTTTGATATAACAATGATGTCATTTTCTTTATTGTATCCATATTCCCATTTACGTTTTTTGTTAAGTCGACTTATAGTAGTTCTCTTAACTGGTTCAATAATTTTATATAGTGTTTGATTGTAACTCATTTCGATCTGCCTTCCGCGAAGCCTTTGAATGCTCTGTTTTCTTTTTCTTCTTGTGTCTTTCCTTCCAGAATATTCTCTTCCTCTTGTATGCGGTTGAGTATTTCGAATGCATCAAATATAGCTAACTTTTTAGTAGCAGCAGCGTTCTTCAATCGATCAGTAGACACATCGTCCTCTGTGTTAGTTATAATTTGCTCTTGAGCAACTTTTATTAACTCATCAACAGCTTTACGCCCAGCTAGGATTATACGTTTCTTCGTTTCCTTTATGCTCATATTTAATTGTAATAAATTTATTCATGACCCTATAAAGCCTTTTACCTTCTACTATAAATTCGTATTGAGAAAAAGGAGTGTATCCTACTACTTCTCCAGGTTTATAAGTACCATCACTATATACTATCACACCTTTTGATTGGTGTTCTTTGCTTTCGTCGTAATTATCTTCACTAGTCAAAGGCTGGACAAACGAGTACCCAGGCATAGCCTTGTCTTTACATAAGAATACTTGATCAGGTGAAACTATATATTTTCCTTCTTTGAAGTAAGCTCTGCTGTTTTTTTCTTCTCCGTGCACGTTGTGCCATCTTCTGAATACGTTGTGGTGGACGATGACTTCGTCTCCAGGTGATATATCGTAATCCCCAACAATAGGGCAAGAGATAACAGTAGCTCTACGGTTAACATACTCATGGTTATACACTTCAGTGTTTAGTATTAGCTTTTTATCACCTAAAGATTTAGAGTTGTTGTATCTTTCTCCCGCTGGAGACACTACAAAACAATAAGGACTTTTCATTAATACTCTAGATTATATTCAATAGATATAGCCATGTTCTTATTGAAGTCTTTCCAAGGTAAAACTGTTTTACCTTTTCTAATGTATATAGAATACTTTTCGTCTTCTTCTAGAATATCGCAGATAGTATGCCCTCCATAGACCTCTTGGCCTACGGAGTAATGCATAGCATCTATTTTGTAGTCTTTACCTATCGTTATTTTTCTTATCAGCTTCGTTGTTATCATCATTGTATTTAATTGTACCGTCAGCAATATTTACATCGTCTGTACCGTATTGTTTTTTAAATTCTTTTTGAAGTTCTTGAATGACTTGCTGCATTTGGATTATAGCATGAAGAGCCTCGTGCTTTCGAGTTTCTATTGCACCTATATCCATTTGAGCTTTGTTTATTGAAGTGACTACCTCTCTCATCCTAGAGAGTTGTTCGTCTGTAATTTTTTCTGCACGAGCTTTTAGCTCCACAGTTTTTGGAGTTTTTCTTTTTGCCATAATTTAATTTAATTTAAGTTAATTGTTTTTATTTTTCCCAGCTAAATATACATTTAATGGGGCTTAAGTGTACTATTTCATCGCCCGAAGCAATAGCACCTACGTTGTTGGACTCTAGGACAATCGCCGAATCCGTCACGCTTAACACGGTGCCTATAGCTGTGTTAACATCGTGTATGTGTACTATGTCTCCTTTTACAAAAAACTTGTTAGGAGCCACGCCAGACGTACCTATTGACGCTGTAGTGTCGTCACTGTGCGCACCTGAGGCTGTTGTGTTCGTAGAAAAGTTATACGCAAAGTTTTGATGACCAACACAACAAACGTAAATCTTATCGTACCCAACGTTTTGTCCGTACTGAGGGCTGCTTTCCACTACGATGCTAGCCATTTGATCCGCGGAAGCACCAGCACCCATGCTGTATACGTCCATGAAGTCTAATCTGTTTTTCACAGCTGTATCATCTAATACAACAGCGCCTATTACATTTTCGAAATATCCAACTCCATCTGCCGTAGCGTTAGGCGTTCCTATAGAAGAAGGAGCTGTACCGTCAGCATTAGGCTTAGCAAAAAATAACTGCATAGCCCCAGCTGTGTGTGTACCTCTTAGCATAACGTTAATATCAGTAAGTTTAGCCGCGCCCCTTGGTAACTGCATCTCTTGCCAATCAAATAGTACGTCTCCTGCTGCGAAAGCTAAATCAGTTTTGTTAGATTGTATAATTTGCGCTACGTCTGTAAACGCTGGTTTAATTTCTGTTGTAAAAAATTTACTAACTGCCATTTTATTTTTCTTTTACTTGTTCGTTTTTCTTTGAACTTCCACCGAAGAAGAAGTCTATTATTGTATTTACCTTAGCACTCATGGCGCCAAATATAGTCGATATAAAGCTTATTTCAAATTCACCCAAGTCTATTGACTTTGTAACAAAATAATTAAACATTACAAATGTAATACCAAAATAAGCTACAGTAAATAACGTTGCTAGAACCTTTTGAATAATAGCATCGTCTTTATACATATCACGTGCAGACTTGCGATCTTCAACTTCTTTCGCAAAAGCTTCACGCTCTGCTTCAAGCATTATTGATTTTAACGCTAGCTTAGCTTCATCTCTCTCTTTGTCAGTTGTAATTACTTTATCAAGTATTCCTTCCGCGTTATCTAATACTTTACCGAATAAACCTCCTACTAAGTTACTTATCATTACCTACCGGTTTTTAAATTCTTTAGCTTACTTCGAAGTTGCTCTACCTTTTTTTTACCTTCAGCTTCAGATATTCTCTCATTCTCTATGTCAAAACTAGTTTCTTCAATCATAGACTCAAGTTGATTTTCTTGCTCTATACTTTTATGTTTTTGTTGCGTACTAACAGGGCCTATATCTCCTTTTGCTACAGGTCCAGCAACTTGATCTTCCATATCTTTTTCGTGATCAACGTGTTTTTTCTTTAAAGCCGGGGCAACTGTGTCGTTACCCGGTCTTTCCATTTTAAATGCCATAGTTTTAGTCTTCAAATTCCCAAGGTAATTCTATATCTCCTTCTGGATACATCTCACCTTCGTAGTTAATATAACCGTCTTTTCTTTCGTACTTACCACCATCCCAATAAACATAGTCATCGTCATAATCTACTCTACCGAGTTTCATGTGGACTATATGTTTCATCTCATGCTGTAGTACTCTGTTGTATTGCTCACTATCTTTTTCTATATCACTGCTGATATATATAAGACCTTCTTTGTGAGCTTCACCCATAACTCCTTCGTCTAAGTCTTTGAACTCAACTCTAATACCACCAACCATATTTTTGTTACCACCTATGGTTAGCTTGTTATCAGTATTACCTCTTCTACTACCTAGTTTAAAAGCCATTATCTGTTTGGGTCTTTTATCATATCGTCAATAGCTTTATTGTAAACTTTATCAGTATATGATTTGTTATTATAGAATACGCTTCGATCTGATACTGGTAAATCTTCTTCTCCGAGTAAGATGCGATATATTCTACTTATAAGTTGGCTGCATTTAAAAGAGGTTTTGAAGACGCTGTATTTAATCGTTGTTCGATTTCGATGACGCCAGACCTCTATCCAGCCTAGTTTTCTTAGTTTATCCCACCGAGTTTTATCCCAGCTCATGGTATAAGTACCATCAATAAATTCTTGTCTTGTAAACCGTTTTTGACAATCTAAAAATATTAGAAGTTCAAGATCGGCATCTGTTAACCCGTAAGTCTTACAAGCCCACTTTCTAGTGAGCCTGTAATACTTTAGGATTTGTAATTCACGTAAATCGTGACTAGTTAGTCGCACTTATTACGATGCGTCAACTACTGCTAATGAAGCACAAGCTGTAATATCCGCGTGTAAAAACTTAGAGTTTTCACTGTCAGCCACAACGATAAACGGAGTGTTGATAGCGCTAGCAGCAGCGCAAGCTCCAGTTATAGCTTCCATAACTTCTTTATGCTTACCAGTGTTTACAGTAAGAACTACAACCGGTAAATCTATACCTGAGTCATCATCCGCTTCTTGGCCAGAGTTAAAGTAAGCTCTAAGCGTAGTCGCGTTGTGCATCTCAAGGTGAGATAGTTTGTCAGTAGGAAAGCAAGCTACTTGCTCGGTGCTTGTTGTTGCATCAGGAGCGCCGGATGCAAAATACAAAAATTTTTTCATTTTTAAATTTTTTTAATGATTAATAATTAATTTGTTTTAGATTTTTTGTTTGTGGGTTTTGGTTTATAGTTTACGTTTAATCTACTAGTACAATATCACTTGACTTTATAACAAAATAAAACTTATCTTCAAATTCTATTCCGTGGCCAGCGTGGCGATCATACCATACGATATCGTTTTCTTTTATTACTTCAACTAAATTACCTGCAGATATGATCTTACCTTTGAAGTACCTTATCTCTTCGTCTTTAGTTTCGTCTAATATTAAACCGCTTTTTGTTTTCTTGTTTTCTTTTATTCTATCTACTACTACGTAGTGGTTAACTGCTTTCATTTACACGTATGTTTGAGATTACACAATCAGCTGATATAATAGTTGATACTACACTAACAGCATTTTTCAGCGCCGATTTTGTAACCAAAACCGGATCTATAATACCTGACTCAACCATATTAACTTCTTCGCCAGTAACTACGTTCACGCCCACGCCAGTATCTTCAGGGTAGCCTGATGCTTCGAACCCAGCGTTAGACATTATTACATTGAAAGGAGACTTAATAGCGTTAAGCATTATCTCTTCACCCACGTTAGTGGGTTCGATTTTTTGAGAAGCGTTAAGCAATGCTATACCTCCACCTGGTACTATACCTTCTTTGAGGGCAGCTTTTGTAGCGTATATCGCATCTTCGACCCTGTCTTTCTTTTCTTTAAGCTCAACCTTAGAGTTTGCCCCAACACGGATAATTCCAACACTACCAGATAACATAGACAGTCTTTGTTCCAACTTCTTTTTAAGGAAAGTATTTTTTTCATCTGCAACTAATTTAGCAACTTGATCTATTCTTTCACCTACAGCCTCTGTGTCTGACTCTAGAGTTATAACAGTGTTCTTGTCGTCAGTCTCAGCGTACTCTGCTTCACCTAAATCTTCAGGCGTCATGACATCTAAGTCATCTCCTAGTTCTTCATTGAATAGCGTAGCGCCTGTTAGTATAGCTAAGTCTTCACAAGAGTCTAGCTTAGTAGGTCCAAAGCCAGGTAGGTCTACAATGTTTATTTTTATATTGCCTTTGACCTTGTTCATTAACAACGCAGACCTTACTTGTTGAGATACTGGAGCTACTATAAGTAAAGATCTGTTTTGCTTTATAACATGTTCTAGTATACCTTGTATTTTTCTTACGTTAGGTATTTCAGATGTACATATCAATACCAAAGGATTATCAAGTTCTGCTTTTTGTTTATCAGTGTTAGTAACAAAGTGAGGTGAAGTTAGTCCACAGTCAAATTGTATACCATCTACAGTCTCAACATAAGTCTCGTCTGTCTCTGATCCTTCCATAAGTACAACTCCGTCCTTACCTACTACAGTATAAGCTTCAGATATAATAGATCCTAAGGATTTATCGTTGTTACAGCTTATAGAAGCTACGTGAGAAAGCATGTCGTCACTAACGTCTATCTTTATGGATTCTAAATAATCTACAACTTTGGTAAGACCTGACTGTAAACCTTGCTTAAGTTCTCTTATAGTAGCTTTGTCCATAGAATTATAGACATGTGTAAGCAATGATTCAGCTAAAACAGTCGCTGTTGTAGTACCATCACCCGCTTCTCGCACTGTATTGCTTGCAGCTTCTTTGATAAGCGTAGCTCCAATGTTTTCCACAGGGTCAAATAACACTACAGACTGCGCTACAGTAACGCCGTCTTTAGTAATAACAGGGTTTCCTCGTGCATCTTCGTAAATTACACATTTACCAGAGGCACCAAGGGTAGATTTTACTGCTTTTGCCAGTTTGTTCACGCCAGATATGACGCGATTTTTTGCTTCATCGCCAAAATTTAAGTCTTTGACGATCTCGCTAGGGAGATTGTATTCCATTATAGTAAATTAAATTAAATTATTGCTTATTTGTCGAAAGTTTTTACAACTGTAGGGCCTTTCGTTGCCTCTAATTTCTTAGTAAAGTGCTCAACGCTGCCGTCAACGGCTTGTTCTGCGCCTTCTAAAGTTTCTCTACGCGTAACGTCAGACCATTTTTCTGCGTCATCAGGGTTATTAACCTCTGTTTGGTAGTAACCGTTAGGTAATTGGGTTATTCGCCAGTTTCTTTTGTCTGCAAGGTGTTCCCATTGGCCCTTGGTTTTTTCGTTTACTTGTGGATCGTTGGTCCACGTGCTTGTTTTGTAATACAAATACGTCATTTTGGTTTATGTATTGGTTAATAATTAGTTTATGGTAGTATAGTCACCTTAAATTCCCATGAATTTACCAAGCATACCGCCAAGTTTAGTGTTTTTCATCTTATCTACCGCTCCAGGAGCTATAGCTTGTGCTGCTTTACCTACTAATCCCATGCCTGGCATAAATTTAGTTGGCGTTTTACCGTGATCTACTCCAGGTAGTGTGCTGTATCTTTTCTTAATGTTCTTTAATCCCATAGTTTTATGATTTATCTCGTTCTATATTCATGTCTTTATCCTCTAATCGATTAGCTGCTTGATCCATTGGATTATATTTTTCACTTTCCGTAGGAGCATAGTTCTGTGTTGGTGCAGGTTTTATATCTCCACCAAAATAACCATCAATTACTTGCCTTGTTTTTTTTAAGCAGCTAGAGCGCTTACGCCTTTTGCCATGCATTGTTCTTCTACTTTTCATTATCTATTTTTTCTAAATGACATTGGCTTACCAAAGTTCTTTATCATGCTAGATTGTCCTTTTGAAGATTTAAACTGAGTTACTGTCTCTGGACTTTCTTCTTGACTAGCCTCAACTTCGGGTTTTGGCAGCTGGAAACGTTGTATTGAATTATCACCACCACCTTTGTAACTTCCAAACTGTCCGAAGTCTTGACCTACAAAATTACCATCAGGGTCTAAATTCATCATCTTATTGCTTTCTCCGCCAGCTCCTCCAACCTTGCCTTGCGTTGGATCAGCATCTTGCATCTTGCTGTAATCCTGTTGAAGATTTACAGCTTGAAGCGTACCTTTTTGATCACCAATACCATACATAGACATAGAATCTGGATTAGCATCAGCAAATTGGCTAACAGTCATATTATTGTACTGCACTTCGTTGTCGTCTGTCATTCCTACAGGAACCTGTATAGCTTGATTTAAAGATGGTTCTGTGTAGCCCATACCTTGAATCATAGCTTTCCTATTTTTAAATTCTCCCATATAAGCGCTATTGCTATTTGGGTTGAACTGTTTACCTTTCCCAAGCGTAAAACCTGATGATTCACTTCCTTTTAGCTCAGGTGCAAATTTAGCAATAGGTTGACCGTAGTAAGGCTGTCCACTTTCGTTTACTAAAAGACCGTCTTCATTTTTTTGTGCGTTCTGCATTAAAGAACTATAAGGAATCAAGTCTTTAGTTTCAGGGTCAATAACATTAAAATCACCTCGTACACCAGTAGCTGTGCTTATGTCAACTTTTCTTGGCATCTGTAGATTAGCTTTCTGGGTTTTTTTCTCAGTTTCTATTTCCGTCTCTACAGTTTCATCTGGCGTTGTGTTTTTATCATGCCACGCTTCTGCTTCTTTTTTAAAGTTGTCAATGCTGCCGAACTTTGCCTTTTCTTTTTCAGATAAATTATCCCAAGCATCTTCGTACCCAGGACCTTTACCTCTAGTGGTTTCACCTGGTTTAGTACTTGTTGCGGTAGACTTTATTATTTCTGTTAGAGTTCTAACGCCTTTCACTTTGTCGCTACCCACACCTCTTCTTCTTCTTGTAGTTGTAGCTTCATTATCGTTTTTAAGAGCTGACATACGTAAAGCAACAGCATCTTCTATCATTTTATTAAGCGGTCCACTATACATGGACATGCTTCTATTCTTTAGTCTTTTTGCCATATTTATTTTTCGTTAGGAAAAGGATTGTAAACTTTTTCTTTTAGCTTAGCGTATCTTTTAGTATCAGTCTTACCTTTAGCCTCAAGCCTTCTTAAACGCTTTAGCTTTTTCATTTGTTTTTTCTCTCTACGTTCTTCTTTCTTGTTATCAGGATCGTTGAAGAATAAAGGACCATTCATTTTATATGTCATGACTATAGTATCACTTAAAAAAGTACATTATAAATATAGGGGTAAAGTGTTGCCCCCCTACCCCCCTCCCCT